TAATCCATTTCTCTTCAAAAATTCTCTTAATGGTAAAAAATCTAATTCAAATCTTTTATTTTGTTTTATTTTTGATTTATTTTGTTTTATTATAAATTTTAAAACCACCTCTCTAAATTTTGTGGGCACCCAATGTAAATTTAAACCTAAAATATAACCTCTTCTTACATCAATTATTATAGGATTTGGATTTGCATCAAAAAATTTGAGTTTCTTTAGACTGGTTTTTGGATTAGGATATTTAAATAAAATCATAGCACCAGGTCCTATAAATCGTCTATTTCCTTTATCATATGTTTCCGCAGCTTCTGCAGATGATACTTTTTTAAGTTGTGTTTTAAACCAAACAACTGAATCTTTTTCTGCTTGTGTCATTATTCTACTTTCTTAATTTTAAAAGTGACTGAAAATGTGCCTAATTGATTATCATTTTCCATATCTAATACCCAATCACCAACAGTTGTAGGAGTAATTCCTAAAAAGTTATATTCTTTTTCTTCTATTGTTAGTGTTCCTGATGTTTGATATTGATTAGGATAATATTGAAGAACTTCATATTTATTATGGGAGGTTATTGATTCTAACCAATTTTTAAACATTGTTCTTATAACTAATTGTTTAGTATCCCAAAAAGTCATATTTACAGTATCAATATCTTGTGTAACAATAGCATATTTTATAACACCTAAATATTTTGCTTCAATAGGTGTTGCTGTTTGAGATGGAAAATTTATTGCTTTACAATAATATTGTAGAGTTGTTTGGTCTACTGAAACATTTTGAATACTTGGCAATTGAAGTAAAAATGAAAATCTATTTTGTCTTGCAACATTCTTTTCAATTGTTTCTAATATCAATTTAGGGTCTATTGTAGCCATTTGAAACCTTTTTAATTATTTATTTTATTTTAAGTAAAGCTGTGTTATAATTTTATTATAAATAATTTAAAGGAGAATAAGATGAAAAATTTAACAAATAGAGAGCAAGAGTTTGTTTTAAAGTTTTTAGGAGCAAATGGTTGTGGAGCTGAAAGCTGTGAAGAATTATTAGAGGATAATTTTAGTTGTCAATGTGTAGAAGATTTAGAAGATGTATTTCCAGAGTTATCAAAAAATCAAATTGGTGGTTTTTTAGCAAGTCTGCAAGAAAAAGGAGTTTTACAGTTAGATGAGAGAGATGGACCTATTTGTAAATCAAAATCAGCAATGATGAACTTTGAACCTGACCTTTATTGGATAAATGATTCATTCCTAGAAGAAAATATTAACCTAACATTTTAGTTAGGTTATATTAGTTTAAGTGAAATAATAAATATTTAAAATTATTAAAAAAGGCAATAGAATGAATTTCAAACATTTTGATTTTAAAGTTCAACAAATTAGAGAAGGTAATATGACTTCAGCAGAGATGGATAAAGTAGAAAAATACTTATTTAGTTTAAAAACTGATAACCCAAAAGAAATTAGAAAACTCTTAAAATCAAAGTTCAAAAAACTTTCTGACAAAGATTTAGATTTATTTATAGATTTATTATAAAAAAGCTTTACATTTTATAATAAATATAGTATACTGATTATAAACTAAAATTAAAAAAGGATATTTTATCAAAAAATTATTAAATTTTTACATACATAGCAACAATATAACTCTGAATAAGATTTGTAATTCTATGTTTCATAAATCAAATTTGGTGTCTATTGATAAAATATCCGAAAATACCTTAATTATCTCTGATGGACATGATTATCTTTCTTTTAAAGACAAATATAAACAAAATATACTTTTTATTAAAGATACTTTTATTACTAGAGAAAATATTGTTAATGCTACCTTATACAGACTTACAGAACAAGATTGGTTTAAATATAATTTTAAATCAAATATTAAGTTATATCAAAGAATTCAACCTAATGTATTTAACAACTCTATGAATCAAGCTCATTTTAAAATGTTTATGGATGTTTTAAATGACAAAGATGAAAAACTGTTCAACAAATATATCTATTCTATTATTCAATCTAGTATAAATTTATATAAGCATGCCGGATTAATAAAACAAGGTTCATTATCAATTGATAAAGAAAGAGTATATAAATTCTTTAGAGCATTAAATTATAACAATTTAAATAAGAAAGGTTTTGAAACTGTTTTGAAAAATTTTGAAAAATCAAAATATTACAAAAGAAGTAATAAAGATAAAATAGAATTATCATCTATCAATAGTATATATTCTGATGATACAATTTTTCACTCAAGAACATTACATAAAAATAAAAAATTTACAATTAATGATTATAAAAAATTAGCAATTGAAATATTGTTTTCATCTCCAGTTCTTGAAAATAAAGCTACACCTATTGAATACACTACAACATTAAAAAAGATTGGTGAATTAGTAGGACTCAAACCTTGTACTATAAATTACCATACAAGAAAATTTTTAAAATTAATTAAATATCAATTTATTACAAAAGAAGAACATAATAATCTTTTAAGATTAAAAAAAGAAGACCCAAATATGCCTTATTCTTTTATTGTATATACAAATCAAAAAGAAATGCAACATGATAAAAATGGAGAGTTTAAAAATAATACTGAGTACTATCTGACACCTATTGGGTCAAGACTTTTTACAAATAAAAAATTTAAAAGTCTTGACCGAACAGGTGAAGTGAATAAAACTCAATTTCTTGAGTTCAAAAAAAGAACAAGAGAAAAGGATGATTTTAATCAATCATTTGTACATTTAACAAATAATATTAGTTTAGTAAATTTAATGGATAATATAGAAAGACAGAAAGATTCTCAAGAAAAAACTTCTAGTGATAGTATCGAGAATTCCAATGTATTTGAAATAGATTATAATAAACAAATTCAAATTGTATACAAAGATTTTAATTCAGCTAAAGGAACTGTTCAACAAATAGTTGCTTTATTAGGTATGATTAAAAATTTATCTTCATGTGATATAAATATTCCAGATTTTAATTGGAATCAAAAGTTACATAAATTAGACAGACTAATAAGATTTTTTGCAAAAAGAATGTTAGATACTCAAGTTATTGATGATGATTTACTGAAAGAAAATTTAAAAACTTTTAGATATATTATGATTAGAACTAGAGCATTACAAGGGTCATCTTCTAATATTAGTAAACATGAAGTTAATGTAAAGAATAGAAAATTAAGAAATAATGTAAGAGATATAAATTTAGAAACATTGAAATATGATTCTAATGCTTTTATAAATGAATTATTTTCTTCTTTTTTTAATAAAGATAATAATACCGTTGGATTAAATTTTAATAAATTAAAGTTTTTTAATTTTTCAAATAAAATTAACTTTTTATTATTAAACAATCTTAAATATACAAAAAATAAAAATATATAATAGATTAATAATTTTTATAATGTGCTTGCACATTATAAAATAGTATTTGTGCTTGCACAAATACTAAAAGATTAGTATTTAAATTTATATACTAAAAGTATTTTAATATATAATTATACTTTTTAAATACTTTCAATACATTAAGAAATTTATACTTAGAGTATTTAAAATATTCTTTACATATAAATTTATTATACATATTCAATAAGAGTATTGATAAGTATTCAAAATGTGAATATTATTAACTAAATTTATTATATAGTTTAGTTATTTGAATATTATTTTTACTTCTCACCACACTTCTCATCTTTTTTGAATTAAATAAATAATTAAAAGAAAGAGAATAAGGAAAGTATATGAAACCAAAGAATTTATTCATAAGTCGTTTTATTAAATTATCAAAAAAATATTGTAAAGAAGATATATGGGATATTTATCATATAAACAAATCTTCTGGAATGTTTTTTGGAGCTACAAATAAAGAATCACTTTCAATGTCATTAATATCATTTGAATCAAAATTATTAGCTGATGCAACTTTATCAGAAAATGAAATTTTATTTATGGATGATGTTATTAAAGAGGTTGAAGAAATTTTTGATATGCATTCATTTGAATATGAAGGTAATGTATTTTCTTTTGATGACTTTCCCAAAAAAGCTATTTTTCTTTTAATAATAAAAATTTTCATTGATGAATTATCAGATGAAAATATTCAGGATTATATTAATGCAGAATTTAAATATTTATAATACAGAAGAGTTTGAAACTCTGGCAATTAATATTCAAATAATATTGATAATTGAATTGTTTAAAGAAGAAGATATGGATAATTATTATATGTATAAAATGAATGGGTTAAATGACTTTGAAATATTTCAAATAATAACTTCACCTGAAATTATAAATTTATATGATTTTTAAGGATAAATAATGTTTACACAAAATAAAGCTAATAATTTTTCAGCTAAAGCAGAATTTATATTTGAAGATGTGGATACTATATCTTTAGAATACAATATTCAAGATATATCTTTACCATCAAGAACACTTTCACCAACTTTAATTGCAAGAGCAGGAAACAGTGCACATATACCTGGAGATAGTATTGATATTGAACAGTCCCTTGAATTAAATTTTATTCTAGATGAAAATTTAGAAGTTATGTTTACTTTAATGGAGATTCAAAATAAAAATTTTGAGAATGGGAAATCTAATGATTTGCTTGTAGTTAATATTTTTGATAACAAACACAAAAATATAGTAACAGCATCATTCACAAAAGCATGGATAGAACAAATAGGGGGAATACAATATTCAACCAAAGGTCAAGATACAATAATTTTTATACCAGTAGTGGTGTCATATCTTGACTATAATTTAGAAAAGGTTAACTAATGAGTTATATAACAACAGAAACAGAATTAAAAGATTTTATATTTAGAAAATTAGGTACTGAAGCACATGTAGTTGAAGTATCTGATTTAAATTGGACAGATATTTATAATACTTCTTTGAAATATATTTATGAACATTTTAGTGATTCTGTAAACGAAAAAGCAGTTATTGTTGAATTAAATGATGTTACAGATATTATTTTAGATTCAAAAATAATGACAGTGCAGAAAATGTTCGTATCAGAAAATGATTTAGGTTTATATTTAGCTTATCCAGGTATATCTCCAATATATGATTTTGTATCAAGTATGGATAGAGGAGCAGTATCTTCATATATATCAAGTATGTCATATATAAGAGAAATACAACAAACATTTCAAAAATATATTCACTTTAAATTTAACTCTGAAACCAAAAGATTAATATTAGGTGAACCAGTTAAAAGTGCAGTCTTTATAGTTCTTGAAACAGAAGAGCCTGAAAATTTATATAATGCAGAATATTTTCATAAAATATTAGAGGCAAATACTTGGAAAACTTGGATGGTAAATACTGGCAAATATCAAAATATTCAAATAGGTAATGGTCTTACAATTAATAGAGATGATATGAAAGAAAATTATCAAGAATTAATGCAAGAATTAAAAGATTCTGTTGAAAATGAGGAATATGATTTTATAGGGCCTATTAGATTAAACTCACTATAGAATAGTGTAACAGAAAGTACTCTAAAACTAATGAAATAACTTTCTTAGTATATTTATACTAATTAAGGATAAAATCTGTTTTAGAGTACTGTATGATTACACAAAATTAAATTTAAATTAAGAAAAAAATATTATAATACTATATAAATAAAAAAGGTTTTCAATGATTATAATAGAAGGAATAATTTCGTCTAAAGAAATACATATATTAAAAGAAAAATATTCTCAAAATTATAATATCTCAATTAAACAAAATATTGATAATACTTTTTCATTTTTTGCTACAAAAAAATAATAAATTAAGAAAGGTTGACAGTGGGAGCTATACCATTACAAAATATATCCTTTGAAACTTGGTGTGATAAATATCAAGTCAAAGATGAAAAACAAAATCCAGTAGATAAATCTATTGATGATATGTATAAAAGAGTTGCGTGGAAATTAACTGAAAATGAGCCAAGAAGAGATTATTGGTACAAACAATTTTTAGATATTCTTAAAAATGGAGCAACTGGCGCTGGAAGAATTATGTCAAATGCAGGCGCTGAAGAATATAAATCAGCTGTTTCGTTAATTAATTGTACAGTTAGTCAAACTATTAAGGACTCAATGCATAGTATTTTAGATGCAAACCTCAAATCAGGGCTAACATTAAAAGCTGGATGTGGAATTGGGTATGAGTGGAGCACTTTAAGACCTAAAAATGCTTTTGTATCAGGAGCTGGAGCTTTTACTAGTGGGCCATTATCATTTATGGACATATTTGATGCTACTTGTTTTACGGTATCTAGTGCTGGGGGTAGAAGAGGTGCTCAAATGGGTACTATGGCAATTTGGCATCCTGATATTATCAATTTCATTACTGCTAAAAGAAAAGATGGGAAACTAAGAAAATTTAATCTTTCATTATTAATTGATGATGATTTTATGCATGCTGTAAAAAATGATTTAGATTGGAATCTTGTTTTTCCAATTAATAAGAGAGAGTTAGAAACATTTGAATATGATGATTCTCAGTTAGTGTATAAATCAATATATTGGAAAAAAGAATATTGTGATGAGATGGGGTATGTGTTAAATGAAAATGAAGATATATTATGTAAAATATATGATACTATAAAAGCTAAAGATTTATGGGATATTATAATGAAATCTACATATGACTTTGCTGAACCTGGTTTTTTACTTATATCTAAAATAAATCAAATGAATAATAACTTCTTTTGTGAAGTTATTACTGCAACTAACCCTTGCGGTGAACAGCCATTACCCGAGAATGGTGCTTGTTTACTTGGGTCACTTAATCTTGCAATGTTTATTATTAATCCATTTACACCTGAAGCTAAATTTGATTGGGAAAGATATATAAAAACTATTCATATATTTAGTAGAATGCTTGATAATGTAGTGGAATTTAATGGTTTACCTCTTGAAGAACAAAGATATGAAATTGAATATAAAAGAAGACATGGTATGGGTTATATGGGTCTTGGTTCAGCACTATCTTTATTAGGTATTGAGTATGGTTCAGAAGAATCATTAGTTTTTACTGAAGAAGTTACTAAAGTACTTTCAGTTGAAGGTTATAGTGCTGGAATTGATTTAGCAATTGAAAAGGGGCCAGCTCCAATATTTGCAGATGACTTTACTTATAAAGGTGAAACTAAGAATGCTAAAATTTGGTGGACTGAAAGTAAGTTTATGGAACAAATTTGGGAAGTAAGACCTGAACTTAAAGAAAAAGCATTAAAGTATGGCTCAAGATACACACATGCAACATCATTAGCACCAACTGGCACAATTGCATTTAGTTTAAATAATAATGTTAGTAATGGGATTGAACCAACATTTTCACACAAATATACAAGAAATATTATTAAAGAAGGAATGAAGTCAAAAATTGCTGAAGTTGTTTATTCCTATGAAATGTTATTATATAAACATGTAACTGGTAATGATAATGTTCCTGAAACCTTTTCAACATCAGACAATATAACTCCAAAAGCCCATATTGATATACAAGCTATAGCACAAAAATGGATTGATTCTAGTATATCAAAAACAATTAATGTACCAACAGAAACTGATTTTGAAAAATTTAAAGACATTTATATGTATGCTTATGATAAGGGGTTAAAAGGGTGTACCACATTTAGATTTAATCCTGAAGCATTACAAGGTGTTTTAGTTAAAGATTCTGATTTAGAAAACACTTATTATAATTTTGAATTAGAAGATGGTTCAATTGTAAGTTGTAGAGCAGATGAACAAATTGATTATGATGGTGAAGTTGTTCAAGCAAATAACTTGTTTGATTCAATTAAAGAGGGTTACTACGGGCAACATTAATATAAGGAGCTTAATTGCTCCTTAATCTATAAAAAAGGAATAAAATTGATAACAATAAACAAAAAAATAACTAAAGTATCTTTAAAGAAAAATATAGACCAAGTACCAGATGAAAAAGTATTAATTACAGATGTTGCTCTACCTGATGATGCACCTGCTAGAATGAAAACTTTAAAATCTGAAAATAGAAAATGGTATCTTACTGTGGTTTATCATCCAGGAACTGAACAACCATTTGCTTTATTTTGTCAGACTAATAGTAAGGAGAAAACTGTCCAAACATCTGACGCTGTTGAAAGATTAAGAGCTTTGGCTAGAAAAAAAGGTGTACTAGAAGAGCATATTCAAAAGAACATTGATAAATGTCAAGCTGAACCAAATGTATCTAAATTGACTAGAACTATTTCACTTTGTCTTAGACATGGAATAGCAATTAAAAATATTGTTGCTGAACTAGATAGTATGGAAGATATTATAGTTGGTTCATTCTTATTTCAAATTAAGAAATTTTTAAGTCAATATATTAAAGATGGTGAAGAAGTTGAATCAGAAAAATGTTTTGATTGTGGTGGAACATTAATATTTTCTGAAGGATGTATGATGTGTAGAGATTGTGGGTCATCAAAGTGTGGTTAAAAATGCAACACTTGATATATCAACATAAAACAAATTATAAGTACTTTAAAATTATTGATTGGTGCAAAAGTAAAGAAAATGATATATGGGTTAACTCATATATCTATACTGAAGCAGTTGGCTCATCTAGTGTAGCAATATATAAATATGTGTTATCTATAGATTCATTTCATGAAAAGTTTAAACCCATTATAGATGAAGAAGTTCTTACCGATGTTAAAGATTCATCTAGCTTATTAGAAATGATTAGAGGGGAACAGTTTCAAAATATATTTGGTAAATTTAAATTATTTTAATATTCTTTTAAGTTTCTTCTACTATAATTATAAAAATTATATAAAGGAATTTAAATGAAACTCACAGAATCCCAACAAACTCAATACGATTACATCATTAATTGTATTGAGGATGCTGTTCATGATAAAACATATGCTCAAAGAATAATTTCTCTTGAGGGACCTGCTGGAAGTGGTAAAACAACTTTATCAGCTGAAATAATACATAAAATTTTAGGTAAATATACAATTAAAGTTACAGCAACCACACATAAGGCATTAAAAGTACTTAGAGATATGTTGAAGCTTCCTGATGATGTTAAAACCAGCACAATTCATTCTCATCTAGCATTAAAAATGAAAACTGATTATTCAAATGGGTCAATGTTTTTAGAGCCTGATAATTCTAAACCAGTTCCGAGAGTTCAAGTTTTATTTGTTGATGAATCAAGTATGGCTTCTAAAGATTTATTTAAATACATTGAGCAGAGTGTAGATAGAAGACAAGCAAAAATTGTAATTTTTATTGGTGATGAGTATCAATTACTGCCAGTAGAGGGTGGACACAATCCAGTTTATAAATTAAATTATAGATATAAATTAACTGAAGTGGTTAGACAAGCTTCAGACAACCCAATAATTCAATTAGCTTCAGAGATAAGAAAAGATATTGAGCATCAAAAGTTTAGAAGCGCAACTGAATTATTACAATTATTTAGAAAATTTGAGGGAACTAATATTATTATTCCTAAAGATAAAAATGAATTTTTTAATCTATTATTTACCGATATTGAGAATAAAGATAAATTTATATCTACTTATACAAATGAGGCTATGAAAAATTATAATTATTTCTGTAGAAATATAGTTAAAAATCAACCAAAAGATGATTATATTGTTGGTGATGAAGTTGTTTTTCTTGAACATCATTCAGTTGGTGATGATATAATACATGTGAACAATGAAATAGTTAAAATTCAAAAATGCAATAAAGTTGAATATTTTTTAGCTCCAACAATAAAATATTGGGAGTGTCAAGATGAGGGTGGAGAGTGGTTCAATGTAGTTGCTAATGATTCATCTTATGAGTGGAATAAATTCTTAAATCAATTATCACAATATGCTAAAACAGCACCAAAAGACAAGAAAAGAGAAGCTTGGAAAGATTTCTTCGGTCATAAAAACTTCATGAGTAAAGTTGCTTTTACTTATGCAGGAACAGTGCACAAATCACAAGGTTCAAGTTTTGATGAAGGGTATGTTGATGTTGATGAAATTTTAAGAGCATGGAAATATCAAGAATCAGATATGATATTTAGATTGTTATATGTTGCATGTACAAGACCAAAAGATAAACTTATACTTAAAATAAATATTTAGAAAGAGAAGATATGAATACATTAGTATGGGAAATAGAAAATTTTGATTATTTTAGTACATATTGTGAAAATTCAGTATTTAATAAAAATAATATGGAAAAACAAAATGAAATTATTATTGCTATAGAAAAATGTAATAATAAAGATATTCTTAAGATATGTTTACACATTTTACCAAAAATTGATAATCCATTTAAACATGTATTACAAAATAGACTAAGGAAATTAAATGACTTTTGATTATATTTCAGATTTACATATTAATTTTATTTTTGGAGAAAAAGAACCAAACGAAAGAAAAATAAAATTATGGTTTGATAAAGTATTTGAAAATAAAAGTTCAAATACTTTATTAGTTCCTGGAGATATTTCTGAAAGTATACCTCACACATTTACATTCTTTAAATTAATACAAGAAATATACGGATATAAAAATATTGTGTTTACATTTGGAAATCATGATTATTGGATTATATCAGGTAAACAAAAATCTAAATATAAAACAAGCCCTAATAAAATTGAAATTGCTAAAAATTTAAGTAAAAAATATAATAGAGAAAATAATAATAAAATTTATCTTCTGGATGGTGATTGTATTGAGATAGAAGGTGTTAAAATTGGTGGTGCAATGGGTTGGTATGATACTTCTTATTTTTATAAAACTAGAGGAATGTACTCAATACAAGACCCTTATGCTTTTTGGAAGACATATTCAAACGACCAAAGATATATTGTACCAATGAAAAATGATTTTCAAAGAATTACTAAAGTAGAATTAAATAAAGTTAATAATGCTATTATTCAAAAACCAGATATTATGATGACCCATATATGTCCAATAATTTCAGATAGAGTTGTATTTGAACAATATAAAAGTAACCTTGGGAATACATTTTATATGTTTAATGGTGAAGAACTTATTTATGAATATTCCCCTAAATATTGGATATATGGTCATATGCATGGTCAACATAAACTTCAAGTAGGTAATACTATATTAGTGAGAAATGCTCATGGATACCCCTCAGAAAAATTAAAACAAGAAATCAGAACTATAATAATCTCTTAGTAATAATAAATAATTAAAAAATATAGGTATTTCTGTACCTAAAGGAAATTTATTATGCCGAGAAAAGTATCAAGAACTCTTAGTGGTTTTGTTCAAAAAATATTAGGAAAAGGTGATTTAACCTTAGATGCATGGGGTAGGCCTAAATTTGTCCAAGATATTTCTTTAGTACATGGTATATGGACTTTTGATATTCCACAGATGCAGTGGTTAGTTTTAGAAAATGGTACAGAATTATATGACAATGATTTAAGCACAATGGCATATTCTGAAAATGGGGCATTAACTTTAAATACTTCAGGAACTGATGAAGTGACTTTAAAATCAAAAGCACATCCAAGATATCAACCAACAAGATATAGTTATGTTAACTATTATTTGGAGTATGATATGATGTCTTTTAAAACAAAAAGTTTATTTTGGATATTAAAGTTAAAACATTTAGTTTTTGAACTACTTGGATATTTTATTATTCTATGGAATATAAAAAAGGTAGAACCATTCAATTGCTCCCATGAAGAATCAAGACCAAATGTAAAATTTACAAATGAGTGGGTTGATAGTATTTGGGGAAATAAAGAAGATGGTCTTGATGGTGATAAACCATATAAACAAAAATTTTCTGAACTTACTCTTTGGACAAGATATAACTGGACAGCAATTAGAAACTCTATTCA